ATGTCCTGATTGCGCTGACGAACCCAAAGCCATACGGTAAGAAACAGTTCCCGTGTTTGTGGTTATGTTCAACAAATCAGCAGTTTGACCCGATGCACCCGTAAGAACTAAAGGAATAACACCAGCGCTCTCTGCAGTGATTGTGTGACCGCCAACAGTGAACGCGTTAGCAGCACCCAACTGTGCGTAAGTAGTTGCATCACCAGAAGTCGCACCAGCAATACTAGTGACCGCACCGCCAGAACCACGCCACTTGAGTGCGCCACCCTCAGCGTACAGAATACCGCCACCGACAGGGTCAGTAGTTGGAACAGTTACAGCGTTGGCAATGCCTAATACGGATGAACCACCACCGACAGACAAAGTTGCACTAAATAACTGCAGGTTTCTTGAGCCTGATGTAGTTGCAATTACTGTTGAGCCTGCACTGTTTGTGAAGAATGGTGTTCCAATTCCATTGAGTGAGGAAATAATTCCTGTGCTTGAAACACTTGCCTGCACCGTACCCGCGCTGTTTTGCCATTCCTGCAAATTCGCTGTTTGAGAAGCATTACCTTTAATAATCAAAGTTGGTAAAGTGGTAACACCAGACGGATTACTGATTCCATTCCAAGAAACACCAGCAAATGACTGAAATCCAATCTGTAATCCTTGAACACTAGTAATCAGACCATTTAAAGCAATTCTTGACAACACAGTACCTGCATCGTTTTGCCATTCCTGAAGATTGGCTGTTTGAGAAGCCGAACCACGAATGATTGCACCGATAACCGCAGCCCCGTTAGTGCCAATCTTGAGTCTTCCACCAGAGATTCCTGCACCTTGGTTAATGGCAATGTTTCCGTCAATGACTTCAAACGCGCCAGAACTTGAAATCTTTGTTAGTACTGTTCCTGCGTTGTTTTGCCATTGTTGCAAGTCAGCCGTCTGAGAAGCAAAGCCACGAACTACCGCACCAACAATCGTAGGTCCTTGCGATTCAATGGAGGCTTGCACACTACTAATCGCCGAATCAGCACCATTTTTAATTCGAATACCTGTGGCGTGAACAAATCCGCCGTTTGCTATTCGTGCACCCATAATGGAAGCACTTAATTTCCATTCAGTAAGATTTGCTGTTTGGCTGACTGCCGCATTAATAACTAATGGAATAACTGCAGCGGTTGTAGCAATCGTATGACCACCAACAGTGAACGCATTAGCAGCACCCAACTGGGCATAACGTATGTCGTTCGTTGTGTTGTTCGCTGACTGGTCAAACGCCACAGTCTGGGTGCCAGAGTCATAAGTAATCGGGGAAGTTGCAGAAGTAACACCTGCTGGACCCGTGACACCTTGGATTCCTTGAATACCTTGAGGACCTGACGGACCCGTCGCACCAGTCGCGCCAGTAGCACCAGTCGGTCCACTAGGACCAACATTTCCCACCGAAACAACAACTAGAAGCAGAGCATGATTGCTAGAAAAGTTTGTAGTACCAGTACCACCTGAAGAAATCAAAGTAACTGGAAATAAATCCCATGTCGAATTTTCGGTAGGTGTTCCAGACACTTCCCATTTTTGAAAATTGGCAGAATTGTTTTTATCTTGAACAATTAAAATGTCACCCTGATTTATCAAATCCAAAAAGATACTGTCATCTTGACCATCAGCATCTAAATGGTTAACCCGTAATGCGGTAGAACTTATTTGCGTAGAATTATTCCAACCAAGTTGATTTGCAGTAGGGTCACCACTAGTAGTATTTGTTCTAGCGTTGTAGTGATAGTGGCTAGAACTGCCTCCTGCTGCACCTTGAGGACCTGACGGTCCTGTCGCTCCAGTAGCCCCTGCAGGACCTTGGATTCCTTGGATTCCTTGAATACCTTGTGGACCGCTAGGTCCTGTAACTCCCGTTGCTCCAGCAGGGCCAGAAGGTCCTGTTATTCCTTGTGGACCTGTCGGACCGCTCGGACCTTGAATACCAGTAGCACCAGCAGGACCTGTTACACCTGTTGCACCAGTAGCGCCAGCAGGACCACTAGGGCCAGTAGCGCCAGTGGCTCCTGTCGCACCTGTTGGGCCGCTAGGACCCGTAACACCAGTGGCTCCAGTAGCTCCGGTATCACCTTTGATACCTTGAATACCTTGAGCGCCAGTTGCCCCTGTAGGTCCAGACGGCCCAGTTGCTCCTGTAGGGCCTGGCACGGTTGAAGCTGCACCTGTTGGGCCAGAAGGACCGGAAGGTCCTGTAGGTCCTTGAGCTCCAGTAGGTCCTTGAGGTCCAATAGCTCCACCTTGACCGATGCCTACAGAAACGTTGGTCTCAGGAGTTCCGGTTGGAGTATTTTCAATAATATTTATTACAATTGGTGGTTCAGGGGTTATACTAATAATTTCGGTCATGAAGAGGTGACCTCACGCTCACAGATTACAAGCCCGGAAACAAACGTCTTGCGGTATGTAGGGTCTGAAGGAGTTGTAAGTTGCAGATCCCAGTAACTTCTGGTTGGTAGGTTATCCGTCTGGTCTTTGGTTAGAGAAATATTTGCAAATCCTCCAACGGCATTTGTAACAGTAATTGCAAAGTTAGCTAGTAACACTGGGCTATTACGTTGTGGTCGGATCTGAGCGGCTAACACGTAACCGGTAAGGTTGAATGGGAAGTCAATAGTTGCAAGGAAAGAGTCCCCTTGGTAGACCTGTAGGTCAAATGTTCCTGTAGACGAGTCATTAATTTTTCCGCCGTATGTAGGAACTGGGAAGTACACACGCTCTGGAAGGGAAAGGTCTCCAACTTCCAATGGACGGTAAACAGGTACATACCGGTTAGTAAGACGGCTGATACGTCGGAGATTGAACACTTCAATTCGGTAAAGACCAATACCCATCTTTTCACAGAGCTCTTGGTACTGCTCATGTCTGGTCTTGATCATGTCTGTAAGCTGGCGGTAACGCTCAGATCTTGGGATATTTACGCCGTCTGGAGCAAGGATATCGATGTCAAATGCAGCGTCAGTAGCAAGAGTATAAAGAGCCTGGGTAGAAGCCAGGATAACGATTGGGTATTCCTCAATCAAGTTCAAACTAGATATAGTAGTTTTTCTACCGTTGGTGTCTGTTGAGTTCAACGCATGCTGTGCAAAGGCAGTTTCAATATAGACCGCAAGTTCAGCCTCAGTAAAATACCTGTAGAAAGTTCCAGTAATAACAATTACGGCGTTTAATGCAGCTGGCACATCAAGTATGACTAGACCATTGACTTCATCCACAGACGTAGCTGTTGAGATATCCACACCATTTTTAGTAACAATTAGAGTGGTGCCATTAATAGGCTTATAGTTTAGTTGAAACCGTGTCTGATTAAGAGTAGCGGTAAAAGATTGGGTAAAGGGTCTGCCTACGTCTCCGATTTCACTTCTGAGTCTGTCGGAAAGAGATTGAACAGTAGCCACAAATCCTCCATAAAGGTGTTTGGATAATCATCTAACTAAAATTAGATTTAGTCAGTACAAAAAGGAGCCCGAGTCAGTGGGAGGGCGGTCACTGACTCGGGCGGCTTAGAAAAGGCCTGTATTAGGCTCGTTCGTAAAGGTAGCCCTTTTCACGCAAATGTTCTGCTACGTGCTTAGCGACCTTGTACTTTTGCCCGGCCTTAAATGAGAAGTGTTGACCAACTCCGATTGTTACAAAATCTAGGTCTTCTGCTACACGGATGATGGTTGCATCATCTGCAGTAGTTACGCCTAAATCTTCAACGTCATCAATGATTGTTGGAAGAGCGGGGTTAACACTAAGATCAGTGACCTCAGTTTCCTTACGGACATTGTCTACGGCTGTAGCGATAGACATTTCTTCCGAGCGACGCGCGAGTTCTTCCGCGTTTTCTTTAATAAGCTTTTCACGCTGACGACCAGTTACGTCAGTAGGCTTTGTTTTAGATGCTGCCACGATATTCATTCTCCTAATTAGATTGGTTGTTATTAAGATACGTAGCGGCTGCCGCTAATATCTCGGGGTTTTCTTTTGCTACGCCTAAGAGTATATTACACTGTCGACATAAAAGGCCTCGTACACACTTTCCACAAGATCTCAACTGTTTAGAGCAACAATTGTGGTTATGGTCAATGTGCGGTGATCTAAGTTTTTCAAACGACTGTGTACATATAAGGCACTTGCCACCTTGTTTAGCAAACATTTCTAAGAACTGTTCAACAGTAATTCCGTACCGTTTTACATTTTGTCTTAAAGAATTTGCTTTAGCACACTCTCGGCAAGATCTACGATTCTTACACTTTAAAGTATTTTTATCCGTATACGCATGTCCAGCAGGACAATGTGTTTTGGCTTTATTATGCCCACCTTGACCAACAGTCTTAGGTCTTCGGATCTTCATCCGTTCTCTGCGACAAGTTCGACAATGGCGGTAACCACTCTTATCTATGTAGCTATTTAATTCTGTGTATTCATGTCCGTTAGGACAATCTTGTTTCATGATTAGCCTTTCTGGTGAGGATTTTAATTTCCCCACCAGAAAAGCTTATCACTTAATAGTTAATTTGTTTCCGCAATTACGACTGACTGATCGGTGATCAAACCAAGGCCGTAGATGGCGTACCATGCGAGTGCGTGCTCACGACCGAAGTCCAAAATACCACCATCGCGGAGTTCGACTGGCAATGAAATTGCGTGGCCGAATGCGTTGTCACCAATGAAGATTGCAGAGAAACGATCTTTGTTGCCGTTACCTTGCTTGGTCACTGGGGATGTGTAGCCGCCACCGGTTGAGTAAACTGGTGCGACAGCGCTGTCTGTGGTGTAGCCTGAGCCAGCACCGTTAGGAACCTTTTCAACCTGAGTGGTTTCAATGAAAACACAGTCGTAAAGGCGACCGATTTCACCGAGCATGAAGTTACCTGGGGCAGCGTACTTCGAAACTTCGATGAATTCAGGATTGTCACGGAGCTTACGGCTCTGGTGTGGGTGAACAAATGCAACGTAGGTTTCGCCCAAACGAGGGATGTTCTTGGTTGCGAGTGTTTCAACAGCATCCTTGATGACTGCAGGAGACAAGAAGAAGTCACCAGTCATAGAAGCGCGGCTTGTAGCCACAGTACCGTTGTTGTAAGCACCGTATTTAGCGGTAGAGACCTCAGGAGCTGAGTAACCGTAGATGACTGAAGATGCAGCCATAAGGGTGTCACGAGCCTGACCGTCAAGGTAGATTGCCATGTTACGTCCGAGCAAACGTGAGGCAGAAGCCATAACATCGTCGAAAGAAGCATTGAGCAAGAGTTCTGAAACTGCGATGGCGTAGCCATGCTCAGCAACAGTGATGCTGAACTGCTGTGCAGTCAAAGCATTCGTCTGCATGCGGACACCTTCAACGAGTGCAGATGCTGCACCGAGGTTGTTGTAACGCATGAAGTTAATCTGAAGACCAGGTGCAACGCCGAGTTCGGTCTTCTTAACAGCGAACTGCTCGAAGCGAAGGATTGGCATTGACTGGAACAGAATTTCTTTTGACCAGATGGTCTGAATTGCCTGGGTTAGCTGTGAGCTAGTTCCCGAATAGGCTGTTGGGGACGCGGCGAGGCTGCCGGTTCCGGTGATACCTGATGCCATAGTTGGCTTTCTCCTTTAAATCAGGGTAAAGTGGATAGAGTTGTCTTAACCGAAAAGACCCTTGCCACGCTCAGAAGCTGCCTGACCTAGGAGCTTAGTGCGATATTTTGCGTATTCTGTAACCGACATAGCAGAAATTTGTTCTGCCGTAATTGATTGTTGTTCCGAATTGGTGTCCAAGGGGCCTGAGGGAGGTGCGGTTACCCGACTTCCCGTCATTTCACGACGTTCAGCTCGCATAGCTGACTGAGCCGCTTCAATAATGCGAGCTGAGCGTGTAGCCAAGCTTGCAATGCTTTCCTCAACTTCAGCAGGGGTGTTACCCGTGATGAGGTCGATGAGTTCTGGAATGATGTTATCGCGCTCTTCTTCCAAGCGACGGGAACGGTACTCAGTAAGTTCTGCAAAAGAACGTTCACGCTCAAGCAATGCGAATGCTTTTTCGCGCTCATTACGCTCTTCTTCAAGTTTGGCGTCACGAGACTGTAGTTTTTCTTCCCACTCGGTTTCCTTCTGCTGAAGGAGCGCACGAATGTCCATTTCTTCTTCCGCTTTACGCTTAGCAGCTGCTTCCGCTTCTGCACGCTGGCGGTCTTGTTCTACAGATCGTTCTGTCTCTAGCTTCTTAAGGCTGGAGAGTTCTTCCTTTAGGGATTCGATCTGTGGATAAAGCTTTGATTTTTCCTGTTCCCGAACTTTCTTCAGATCATCCTCTGTGTAGCGGGTGTCTGGAGTGTTTGTTGCGGGATCCTGAGTTACTGATGCTGGATTAACTTCTTCGAAGAAAGATCCTTTTGCTGCTTCAATGTACTCATTAGAGGTTGGTGTAGACATTACGATTCCTTAGTGTAGTTAGGTCGTTTTCCGAATAAATAGCACGATGGACCTGCGGTATGTTTTAGTAAGTATAGACAACCAAAAACTTACGTTATTGTCTGTCTAAACTGGTGTTACTCCTCGTTATCAGTAGTCCCCTTTGTCAGGGTTTCTGCGTTGAGGAATTTTAGTTCCATAGGCTTTAGTTACAAGGTCTGTCTGTAACTGTCCTACGGTTGCTGCTTCGAATGGAGTAGTCTGATCCATTCCAGGCATTGGCTGGCTGTTACCCTCTGCGTCAGGCAAAATACCCGTAAGCAAAGAGATAGCTGAATTGATTTGGCTCTTAAGCAAGTTAAGTGCGCCATCAGATTTAGCATCATCGACCATCTCTGCGCGAATCTCTTCGAGTTTCTCGTCAGGGAATTCTTCTCCAAGCTTGCGCAAGGCTCCTTCACGACTTTCCAGGTTCATGCTCATCATGGTTTGAATCTCGTTCAAGACGATCAACTTATCCAGAGGCAATGGTGGTGGGAAGTGAACTACTGACTCATAAGTAATTGGGTCATTAGGGTCAAGTTGTGGGAGCTGTCCCTCTTTTAGAGGACCATTAATCTCAGGATTGTAGGTAAGAAGCTCAGGTTCTTTAACAGCTAGTTGTAGCATAATCAATTCGTTGATTCTTTTAATGCCAAAACTGTATTGAATAATCTTTTGTTGGTATTTATTCATAAGTGGCTGATACTGAATTGAGAGTGCTACACCGGAAGTGTTAGAGATTGCTTGAACTTGGCCGAGTGCACTTTCAGGAACACCGACCATCTCATGCATAGATGTTTTAAGAAGTCGTAGGTACTCCAAACCGCCTTGAATACCGGCTGCTCCACCCTCAAGGTTAAACACCTGAGAGTCTTTAGGAAGTCCAGCCCATACCTTCTTGGCACCTTTTTCAAGTTGGTTTGCTTTTGCTCCAATAATGACAGTAACAGGAGCAGCGTGGTAGTTAATGATGTCTGCGATGTCGGTAGCAACTTCATTATAGTTTCTATTAATAACAATAATGTCGTGACAATCGGAAAGGCCCCAAGGTGATCCAGAGACATGCACGTTAGGAATATGTACCACAGGCACTGTTCCTAGTGGGTTTTCTCTAGAGTCAATAAGTTCATCGTTAATGTACTCTTCAATACGGTCATCCGTAAGAATTTCAGTGTAAGTGTATACCTGACGAGTACCTTCTAGGGATGTACCCCAGAAACGGTATTTAAGTTTAAAACGAATAAGTCTGTTTCTATCATGTGGGTGAAACTCCGGGAAACAGAACGAGGAGTTAAGAGGAAGGATCTTTGCCTTACCTGGATGGTATCTACCAATGGAATCTTCGTAAGCTTCTTCATAAGCTACCTTGACAAAGCAGTCTCCAGAAACTCCGCCTTGCTGGCCCATTTCCCAAAGAACTCTGTGCTTGTCATTATCTGTGTCCCACACTCTTTTAAGAATGTCAGGAACCATAGCTTCGGTTTCTTTAGGACTACGGAATTGAACTCCGCGACCAAAAGTGAAATTAACTAGGTAATCGGTGAACGCTCTGTAGTAGTTGTATACCATCTGAGATTCACCGATCTCACGTCTGTAAGACCAGTGGTGGCCTAAGTACATTGCCCAGTTGAGAGAGTATCGGTTAAGGCGTGGTCCATGAACTTCAAATTCTTCGTCAGCAAGCTCTACTAGACCAAGAGGTGAAATAGAGATGGTGAGGTCAGATGACGCCGCCCTATAACTAGGGGGTGAAAAGTCAATGCTCACTTAGAGCCTTCCTGATAAAAATTCATTTACATTACCCTACCGTATTCTAGAATACAATTTCACCGTTCTCACGCCGTTTTTTCTTTTCATTTTCTTTACGGCGTTTCTTGTCGGCATCTTCTTTTTTGTAGTCTCTAAATTTAGGATCCACATCTTTTTTAGAATCTACAAATTGTCCGCCACTTTGGGCGTACTGTTGTTTTACCCATTTTGCTTCTGGTCTAGTAAGACCACCAGTTGGACTACTGTGTGGGAACTTAGCTCTTGATTGAGATACTAATCTGTTCCATAGCTGGGGATTTGCGGGAAACATTGTTCTCCTAAAGTAGAGCCCACCCAGCCCCGGAGAAGGAATACGAGGCTGGGAGGACTCTGTCAGCCTTAGTCAGCGACAGTGGCTGGATTCATACGACGGTAGCTAGAACCATCGCGAATAACTTCTTCGATCTCAGCCTCTGCATAATCAGAGAATGAACCCTGTGCAAATTCGTTTAGGAACATAGGTGCTTCCACCCAAGCAGCAGAACCGACGTGTGCGCGTTCGCGCATGGTCTCTTCTGGGTACTTTTCAAAAACGTTGGCATTGTGGTTTGGTCGTCCTGGAGGAGTGGTGTATCCCTGGAAAGCTCCCTTTTGGAACTCTTGTGGGACATCGGTATCGGTTGCGATACCCTCTTCAAAACGCAATGGGCCGCGAAGACCTGGTTGCGCTGGACTGAACTTACGCTCGTAGTTAGGTGACATTCTTTCTGGGAATTGTGGCACCGGAGCAATATTTGGAACTGACATTTATTCTCCTATAGGGGGATTGAGGATCCTCAGTAAGATTTTCGTACTAATAGCCATATTTGTCGTACTAAAAGCAGATTTATTTATCGAACTTAAAAGAACGGAGAAGTACTGACTTCTATCGTTGGCATAACCATATCCTGTGTAAGAGCCACTGCAATGGCTAAAGAATCAACAAAATCGTCATGTGCGTGAGCTTCATCAGGAGCTGCCACGGTGAAGTTAGGTCCCTTGTATTTAACTTCGGCGTCTGTCATTTGCTGGTAAAAACGCTTCCACATACGCAAACGGCGCGTTTTAGCGTGGGCAGGCCAAGAAATCATGCGCCTCTGAATCAATGCTTGAAGATGTTTCCAACGCTTAGACTGCTCTACAGAACTGGAAGTAATTGCGTGCACTTCAGCTCTAGGTAGTAGGAGCTTTAGCCGTTGAGCTACAGCGTCACCAACGCCGTTGGAGTCAACACCTACAGCAGCAACATCGTAGTTAGCCAGGAAGTTGACAATCTGGAAATACTGTTCTTCCCAGTCATCGCCCTGGATTTCTAGCCAGTTAAGAACTCGGTGATCGTAGTAGCCAAACTCGTCTGGTCTATCCCAGTCAACCCAAATAACAGTAACTACTGTGCTGTCCATCTTTCGGGCAGGGTCTACGCCAGCAATAACTGGGCTACGGTGCCAGCTTTTTACTAGTTCTTGTGAGGTATCGCCTAGTTCATCCATGATTGTGCTTGTTACAAACATGCCTCGTTCTAGGAGCCACTTACAACAATACGACATTTGGAACTCGTCTGAGTCCTCTCCAATGCGAAGCATCTCTTTACGAATAAACTTTTCGTAGTTAGGGTTGCACTTAGCAACATCTCTCCAGTCCCACTGGTAATGGTTCTGTTTTGCCCGGCTACTAGTCTGTCTGCGGCGATTAAATTGAATTGCTTTATAAAAATTATTTTTACTTGTAGTGGGAGTGCCAGTTTTAACCATAGTGGCGTTGTAGTACGCACCCATTGGGCTGATAGATTTAGCAACTACAAAGTCGTCAGCTTCCTGGCACTCGTCAATAACCATTAAGTGAAACGACTTAGATTCAATCTTTGCACGAGGGTTAGCGGTCATCATCATCAAGTTAGAACCAGAGTTTTTAAGTCTGATGTTTCGAGTAACGCCAGGTACTTTGTCAGTTAGGTCATCAATTTCTGGGTCGCCAAGAACTTCAAGAGCTCTCTCTGAGGTTAGTCTGGAGACTGTACGACCAAACAAAGTTTCAGCCTGTGACTGAACAGGGGCAAACATGCCCACTAAGATTCCATCTTTAAACTTGCCCAGTAGATCAGGGTACATTTTTGCAAGTCTTGGTAACAAAACCATAAGAGTAGCCACGGTATCGGCTACTGTTTCAGATTTACCTGACTGACGGGATGCCAAGGCAGTAATCTCTTCACCGTCATTAATGAGGACGGACTCAATAATTCTTCGTGCCAAAGGCTCTTGATAAGGGTGAAGTGAGTGCCCTACAAGAACGACCATAAACCTCATGATCTTATCTACCAGCATGTTGATAAACTCTTTAGAAAGCTCATCAACCTCTTCTTCTAAGTCTTCTTCAAAATCTTCTTCGAGGATTTCTTCAAACTTGCCCTCGTCAATCGACATTATTTGTCCTAATAATAATAGTTTCCAGAACCTTAGCTAAAGCCTCTGCACCCATCCGGGCTTCTTCAAGTGATTCTTCTTTTTTAAACCTTTGCCAGTCTGACATACTGCGACCAATACCAAATAAAGCTTGGTCTGCCCAAGACAGTAGGTCTGCTGTAGCAAGTTTTTCGATGCGTTTCTCTAAAGTAGTTTTCTCTTTAGTTTCCGCTTTTTCTTTCGCCTTCCGAGTAAACACTTATTCTCCAGATCTAATGTGGTCCCACGTGGGGCTGTCATCTATAGGTAGCATTCTACCACCTATGGCATGCGTTAGTGCGGTACCTTCGTCGAGAGTATTAACCCACACGCCTAAAACCAAGGCTTTTTTAGTAAATGGAACCCTAAATGCAATACCCACACCAGTGTGAAAAGGGGGGTCAATTAGTTGAGTGTAAGCTTTTTCAACAAATACCTTTGGTATTTCAGGGTAGGTAAAGATTTGTGTGTAGAACTTATGCACCGATTTAATTTCTGACATTATTTTCCTTTTGAGTTTTTTATCATTTTCTTAAACGCTTTATCTTTGACTACGTTAGCTTTTTTAACTTGAGCAAGCTCACCAGATGCACGTTTACGTGGAGTACCCTTTTTGGTGTATTTACTGTTATTAGGTCTAATATTGCGACCACCAACAGCAAACTGAGTATTACGCACATTACGGTAGTAAATTTCTCGGTGTTCAGGAGATAACTCTGAAACGTCAGCAGGACCTCTAGATTTAGAGTTTAAGAAACTTTCAATTGGCCCACTAGTTCCACCTTTAGAACTAGAGTTCCTAAAAGAATCCCACTCATCTCTACTAACATCGTAGTAGTTGTATACAGTATTATCTCTAAATACTACCGTCAAAATTCCAACGTCTTCTACGTCATCAATATCTGGTTCATAAAACGCTGCAACTGTTCTAGGTCTGGTTGGGTCTGAGGTAGCCGTAGGGGCTTCAGAGTACTCATCATTTGCAAAGTTTACATACCCTTGAGCAGGTCCTGCTAACCCAGCGTTACTACCCAAAGGAAAAACATAGTTAGGGGAGTTTCTTCCGTACCTAGCTTGTCTATTTGGCATTGCTTGCGCCATCTTAGACATCGGGGTAACCCCAGGTTCCGTAAACTCTGGGCCACGGAAGTCTCTTCCTAAAAGGTACTGGTTTCTTTCAACAATGCCTTTACCTGCTACAAGGTCTTGAACCCGTTCAAATTCGTCCAAAGTAGCTCTTAAACCTGGAGGTAAAGAGTTATCAGATAGATCCTGGTACACAAAGTTAGGCTGTGAAGGGTCTGCTGATGCCACTGTAATCCTTACGGGTAATTGTTAATTAAGAAGAGATGTCTTCGTCGTCCCAGTCTTCGTCTTCATCGTCGTAATCATCATCGTCGTCATCAAGTTCTTCGTTTGAATAACCGCCGATATACGAAGGGACAGGTTCGTCCCTACATATGTGACTTTCTAAGTCAGGCTCTTTAATAGTTTCTCTGCACTCTGTGCATTTAAACCACCGGTACGGTTTAAAGTTGTTTTGGGCAGTAGAACCCCAAGGAACTTCTGGCCCACCATTACCACTAACTTGTTCGTATTCGGTATTTACAGGTGGGTGTGAGAATAACTCTCTTGGAAAAGGACCTTGTGTAGGCATTGCCCGGCTAGGAACAGGGTGACCCTGTTTAGTCGGAACTCTAGTTATTCTGCTCATCTTCAGCCACTGCCTCAACGATTGGTTCTTCGACTACCACTTCGGCTACTGCCTTAGCTTTTTTAACAGCCTTTTTAGGAGCCTCTTCGGCTACTGCCTCGGCAGCTGGTTCTTCCCAAAGCTTTAGCATGTTCAATTTAGCTCTGTGGCTGTAAATAGATGGTAGATCAGCGGCGCAGAAGTATTGAGCTGCAGAACCAAAGTCATCTATGATGTATTTCGGGGCAAAGTGACAGTTGTCACACTTATTATTCAACGTAGTACCTTTCTAGGCTTAAAGTAAACAATGCCCAACTTTTGGAAAAAAGTCAGCATTAACGACTTGTGGGTTGAAATTATACCTTATGGCTGGTATCGTAGACAGTGCAAGCCCCTATGCAAGGGTTTCCAAGCAAACGAGGTAAGTCTATGGCAAAAGCACGCGCCCTAGTAGGAATTACAATACTCCTGCTAGCCAATTTAGTAACAACAGTTCAATCTACAGCGACCACTACTCCGGCCACTGTTAAAGAACCGGTAGAACAGGTAGTTGTCAAACAACCTTCTCCTGTTCGCAAAAAAATTAAACATACACCTGAAACTTCACGCTCATATGCTAGAAGCACGATGCTTAAAGAATATGGGTGGGGTCCTAAGCAGTACTTCTGCTTAAATAAAATATGGACCAGGGAGTCTCACTGGAATCATAAAGCGAATAACCCAACCTCTTCGGCACAAGGTATTCCGCAAATTTTAGGATTAACGACAAAAGACCCTAAGCAACAGGTTAATAAGGGTCTTAGATACATACAGCACAGGTATGACACTCCATGTAAAGCATGGTCATTCTGGCAAAAGAACCACTGGTACTAAATAAAAAAGCCCCAGCCGTTTGGCTGGGGCTTTCTTATTGGGGAGATTAGGCCCAAGGTGTAATCGTGATGGTTGCACCAGCAGCGATGCTTGCAGCGCCTGCAGCAGTGCTCTGAGTCTTGATAGTACCTGTGGTACCAGTAAGACCAGCAACTGTTAGGCCTGTTGTGCTGAGAGTACCTGAAGTAGCTGTTACGTAGCTAACAGTGTTAGTTGCGTTTGCAGTCACGGTGTAGGTACCATTGAGAGCAGTATCAGGTGCCACAAGGCTGGCCACTGTAATGCTAGATCCTACTGGGTACTTAGCGCCAGCACCTGAAGAGGTGATAGTTGCTACGTTACCGGTACGAGCCACAGCAGTAATTGTTGAAGCAGTGTTAGTTGCAGCAGTTGCTACAGTAACGGTGCCGAAGCCTGCATCCTGAAGGTCGTCAGTAGCAGCGGCTGTAGCCAAGCTAAGGACGTTAGGTACTGCAATGTACGCTACGCCAGAGACATAAGCGCCATCGTCAGTTGTTGAAACAACTTCAACGCGTCCACGACCGCCAGTAACAGCAGCGCCCGTTGCAGAGTTAGTAACAGTGAAAGAAAGTGCATTCTCACTGGCCACTGTCACACCTGAAAGGTTAAACGCTGATGTTGGGAGGTTAGTGATAGTTACAACATCTCCGACAGCCAAATTGTTAGCTGAGGTGTAAGTAACGGTTGTTCCGTTACCTGAGGCTGCAGTAACCATGTAGTTAGCTTGTCCTGAAATTTGTGCAGGGTAGCCTGCGTAGGCTGCCAACGCTGTTGCGTGATTGTCTTGTTCTGCGTCCAAACGACCACTTGGGTACACAGTGTATCCTGACCAGCTCTTGTTTTGAGTAGCATTATTTGCTACAACAACAACTGGGGTACCATCTGTACGGTCTTCGTTTGGCTGCATTGGAAAATTGCCCCAGACGTAATCGACGCGTTCGTTGCCGCCGACAATCTGTGGGTATCCACTGTCTTTTGCCATTAGGGTATTACCTTTTCTCTAGAGGGAGGGAGTTACGAGCAGTTACAATCCCATGCGCGCAGGGACTTGTTAATTCTGCTATTCGGATCTTTAGCGGTTTTAGAGGACGTATTTTGCTTTTTCATGCCGCACATTCTGCTGCAGAAAGATTTTCTACGAGCCGCCGATTTAGGCGACTTCTTTGCCTCAGCCTTTTTAACAGGAGGCTTGAGGTTACTACCTGGGTGCTCTTTTTCGTAAGACTTGCGTCCTTTTTCGTTTAAGCCACCTTTTTGATCTTTACCCTCTTTACGAGACCAAGCTGCGGTTTTTTTAGCTGCTGCCATGATTTCCTACTTTACTGATGCTTTTAGTTGCCATGACCATTTTTGGTGCATGTCAATGCGGTCTGCAATAAAATTAGCGACACCTTGTTCGTCAAGACTGTCTGCTACTTTGAACACTGCTTTGAGTTGACCAATGAGGAACTCATTGCCTTCAAGCAAGTCTTTAGCTAAAGACTTAGCGTCATTCATTGTACGTGAGTTATCAGGGAGAGTTTTTAGTTCAAGGATCCTGTCAAGACGGAAGGGGGCAAATTCTCCAAGTTTACGAATATTTTCGGCTAGCGGGTCAATAGACCCGTAGATGTCTTCGTAGATATCCCCAAACAAACCGTGGTATTGCGCAAAATCAGGTCCTTCAATATTCCAGTGATGCCCGTGTGCACGAAAGTAAAGGGCTACTACATCAGCTAGCAGTCCTCGTAACGAATTAATTAGTCCATCCATGATATTTACTACTTAGAACCAAGACCGAAAGAATCTTCGGAAGAGTCAAGAGCTTTCCACAAAACTGGTGCAACGGCAATAACGCCAGCACTGACAAAAGTCTTCAAATCGTCAACAGTTAGTGAGAATACATCGACACCGGTTGCAATGAATGCTGCGAGCACTGCACCCAAAAAGTGACGAAGGTAAGATTTTAGAAGTTTAGAGTAGTTTTCTGACATTATTTCTTGCCTTTCTTAGTGGCCACTGCTTTCTTAGCAGAAGCTTTGGCTTTGGTTCCTGTTCTAGCAACATTACCCTTGGCTACATTTTTGCTTTTAGCCATAGCCTGCAAGTTGCTAGCGGAATTATTATTTTTATTATTGTCTTTATGGTCTACATCTTGGTCTTTAGACACCTTACGGCCACTGTTTTTCAAATCTTGTCGAGCTCGATTTGTTGAAGTAGTGTGCCATTTACCGTCTGGCCCCTTAGTCTTACGGACGTAGATCTCTCTACCACCATTTTCTTTACTTCCTTTGTAAGGACCAAGAAGATAAGACTTTTTACCGTTGTGACTTTCGTTAGCCATTAGTTACTTGACTCTCCTTGAACTCCACGACCAGGGGTGTTGTACGTACCAACATCTGGCTTGGTCTTACCCCTACCGTATGTTGGTTTAACGTTCTTTTCACCGGTAATCATATAACGAGCTCGGTCAGCGTCGTAGCGCAAAGTGCCCACTTTAATTTGCTTCTGACTACCAATACCCTGAGAGAACTCAGTATTGAGTCCCATAGCTATTACGCTCTAGGCTCTTCAGTAGGTTCTACCGGAGGACGTACACCACTAGCAACAATGTTTTTGAGTCTTCGAGCTTCTAGACTCTTACTGCTTGCGCGTCCTGGGTTAACACCAGATTTAACAACTTTACCGCCACTAGTAGAACCTGGGGCTGGCTTAGGAGGTTCTGGTACATTACTTTCCGGTCTTACAGGCGCAGCTAACTGTCCTGGGTAGTTGGCTGCTAGTTCTTGACCCAAACCTGAAACAGGAGCTGCGGCAGTTGTACCTGCGTTAGCCACTGTCGGGGTGTTTGTTGCGGCTGGATTTCCTGCACCGGCAGCTGTTTTACGAAGTTTTCTATCACTTTCGCACTGTCCACAGCGTGGGGCGTGAGCAGGTCCTGCAGTCGTAGTAACAAACTTATGCCCCATAGGGTTAGTTGGAGTTGGGACATAAGATCCGTCTCCTCTAAGACCATTCTCATGGATTACTGAGCTTGGGTCAGAACCGACTCTGGCTGCAGACAAGATGTCCTGCGTAGAAGTAGCGTTGTTATCTTTGCGAATGCCTCTACTTGAGTTTTTAACTCTAGCCTGAGTTAAAGCTAGAGAATGTTTTGCTAGATTGTCAATGTAATCTGACACAGCGTTTCTCTGTCCAGGTGCTAGTGCACGGTTACCATCACGCACGTGCTCATGTACACGCTCCATTGCACCAGATGGATCTGGCTGCATTGCAGGTGCTTTAGGCTGAGTACACTGAGGACACACCTTGTTGAAGTCTACTTCAGACTGTCGTCCTTTTTTACGAGACTTTGTAGTAGCACAGTCTGGGTTGTTACATGGACGGAACATAGGGGTTTTGCCATCATCTGACGTAACCGGAATCATTCTAGGCTGAGACAAGACTCGTTTTGTTTTAGATCTGACCTCAGCTGGCTTTGTAACCTCTCCAGCTGCGTTTCTAATTTCAGGGTAATTAACATCCTGCATAGAGGCTCTGTGCTGCTCAATGACACCACGTAGACCAAGAGCAGCGTTTACAACTGTAGCTGACTGATCTCCAGCAGAACGGTTGGTGTAACGTGCGTAGTCATTATCAAATTTCTTAGCGGCACCTGTTTTGTAAAAATAATCAATTATGTGAGCTTTTGGAATGTTAAGAGGGGTGTTAGTTACAGCGCCTGTTTTAGGGTCAGTTGATGGCGTTGAGTAATTTTCACTCATGTGGGCTTGAATTTCACCAATTGCCGTTGAATACTCGCCGATAGACTCAACAATATCTATTGGCTCAACCATCCCACGTTCAGCAGGAGCGTCTGGGGTAAGAGTTCCTCTAATAGCTGCGTTAGGGTCTGCAGGAGGCTCATGGGCAATTACGTGATGAGTAACATTTCCAGATTCATCTATAGTTTTTTCAAGAGCAAAGTTTCCAAATTTAGGGTGAGATTCATACGTAATTTCTGAAAGATTTGCGTTAGATACTGCGTTATCACGTTTAGTATTAGCAGCCTCAAAGTTTATAACTGAACGCTCGTTAGCCTTAGAAGCTGCAAAGTTCTGTTCCGCTGCAATTCTTTCATTAACGCTTTTACGAACAGTAGCTTGGGTCAGATTTGCCGGTGTTTTACGACGTTCAGCTCTTGCACCAGATCGCGTTCGGACTGCTTTGAAATTTACACCTCTTACGCTTGGGGTCATATTTCCGTCACCAGTTCTAGCAGAATATGCACGTGGAAGGGCATCACGTTCTGCTTCAGGAACTGCGCCGGTTACACCTGGGACTCTACCAGCTTGTGGTGCGTAGTTATCAGGAGTAGTGCTTCCTTCAACAGGACCAACGTTAGGTTCAAAACCTTTGTCATCAAATTTAACTACATCGGACGGAGAGCCACTGTATCGAGAACCAGAAATGGCAAGGTTACCTGTAGGTGTTTTACCTGGGGCAACGTCCATACCTGCAGCCGCTGCTTCAGGAGAAGTAGATCCAGCTGCTGGTAGAGGAATTCTAGCCATGCCTGCTTGTCGAGCTTGTTCTTTAGAACCACGCTCTACAGATTTAGCCATCCAATCTTCCCACTGGTCTTTAAAAATAACTCCAGCAGTAGGATCTTGCGGAACGTTCTGTAGTGGGGTAACAACTGGTTGACCTTGTGCGTCGGCAGTCTCCATTACTGAAGGGATAGTTCTAGCCCGTCTAGGCTGATCTCCTCTTCTAGGAATAATAGGTGATCGACCACCGGTGCTAACGCTACCAAGATTAGTACCAGCAAACTGAGTGCTGACGTCTTTTCTATTTTTAGCACGGGTTAGCTCATTAATAATGCTTCCGTACAAAGGGGTCTTTTTATGACCTAGGTCGCCATTTGGATGCTGGTGGAGAGTTACACCACCGTTGGCAATTAAAGATTGGAAAACACTTGCATTAGCGTCGTGGTCTTTTTGGTCTTGCTTAATTTTCCCCATCTTTTTACCAATAGCCTGGGAACCAAATAGCATATCTTTACCGGAATCAACACCTTTAGTAGCAACCTCTTGCTGCTCATCATAGCTAAGGTCTTTAGGACGAGAATTCACATACCGGCTTTGCAACTCTGCTTGAATAGCAGGTGACATAGGGTCTACTTGCTGGTACTCCGGAGTATTCTCGGGTAATTCTCTAATCATTGTTTTCCTTCGCTATTCTATTCGGGTAATCTTTTAGTCTTTGTCTGGGAATGGTAGATTGGTCGGCATTTTTTCGCGACGAGATTTAACATCTGACGGGTTATCTCCTGCATCAGACAAATTGCTTGAAGTTCTAGAGGGGTTAGTTAACCGGTCACGGGCTTCTAGTTTTTTAAGTTTTTTAACTCCCTCGCCAAATTTCTTTACCGAAGCATCAGCAGCAGGGTTCTTAGGCCCAATAGATTTACCTGTAGTGTTTGAAATCGGGTCAGGGAACCTCTCACTAATAGTTTTGCCTTTGTTACCCTTGTTTCCCTTATTGGGAATTTCAGCTCCATTTTCATCAAGTGGCCTTGGTCGTTGAATCTGTTCAACAGTACCTTGAGATTGATTGCCATACTTAACAGCGCCGGATTTTGGGTCTACAGAAACATCTTTCATATTTTTTGCATGTTCTGGACCAACAGTTTTAATTATGTCTGCAAGCATGCCCTTGCTAGATTCCCTGCGACTTTTCTCCGTAGTACGCTCTTGACCAGCCCTGTGAGCATCTTTTTTCATGTCTTCAACGGTTCGGTGAGAATATTTTTGATTCTCAAACCCAAGGTCAACGCCTCTTTGTTGAGTGTAAAAATCAAGATCCATCTGCTTTTGGGTATCTCGAAGGTCTAAAGCATTCTGGGTAGCTTTCTTTTGGCCAAGAAGACCAAACAGAGCACCGGTAAGGCCACCTCCACCGTTATTTTGTCTACCATCAGAGTTGGGATCTATCGCCCATTGGCGAGCACGGAATACCATAAGAAGATAATCTACTTTCTAGTTAAAAATGTCTGCGTAAACTTATCAGAGTTTGTATTAGTTAGATTCCTGCGGTGTAATCTCCCGCAAAACCTTTAAGCCTTTTTTAGAGCGTACTTCTTTTACTGGACCATCTGGACCATGAGTTCCGTGCCAGCGATCTCTTTTTTGTGCCTCTACTTCGTACACTCTAGGAGACTTACTGCCTCCGTCTTGATTATTTCTTAAAGATGCGTAGCTAGTAGCCGTGTCTTGATCTGGGGTGGAGTATGCCCACGGAGACATACTTGATTGAGAGTCAATGATGTCACCAGGTTTGAATTCATGAGTAGTGCCGTGAAATAAACGAGCTTTATGAAACTCATGGCTACGACTTACTCGCTGAGCTTCAAAATTATTGGCCACTGCCTCCACCGTCTCCGCCTCCACCGTCGGAAGCTGCTCCTCCGCCATCCTGAGCAGTCCACCCTTGGCCACTGTCTATATAGCCACTGTTTTGGTAGTTACTACCTGTGGTTGTTGACGTATAACCACCACCGTAGTTCCACAGCGGATACATCCATGATGCATAGTGTGGGTACGTGGGCACCACAACTCCGCCAACTAAGGCGAAGTGTGGAGCGACACGGTTTTTAAACTGATGGCGTTTTCTATGCATTACTTTTCAGACGTCGCTCTTCTATAGGAAGCTGCTGTAGGCCCTGTGGCCACTGCTCTCATTGGGCTACTTGGCATTGGCTTTTTTGGCTTAGGCTTAAGACCCGCACCGCCGCCATTGTCTTTTGGCCGCCATTCTTTTGGTGGGTTCCTATAGGAACCGCCATGGTCCTTTGGAGGATTCTTATCGTTGTCTTTAGGATGGAGTTTACTTCCTGAGCCTTCTTTTTTAACGTACTTACGATTATTATCAGAAGTTTCTTTTAGAGTGCTAGACAAACCTCGTTTTACAACGCCTTTAGACTTGTTGTCTTCAGATTGGTTAGTAGAGCTACCAATAGCGGTGCGTTGCCCAAGACTTTTTAGGTAGAGATTTCTGTCAGCCCTTCTTTTAGCAGCTTTAGGATCATATGACTGAATTGATTCTTTTTTCTTCATTGCAGGCTTAGCAGAGTTGCTGTCTTTATTGCTAGACGCTGTAATACCAGCTTTTTTAGCAGCAGTAGCTACCTTCTTAGGATCTCCAGATCCCTTTTTAACTGTCTTGTTTTTGTCTTTGTTAAACATGTCTGTAAATTTTCCTATCTGTATTTAAAAAGTTAAGCAAAAAGATTAGAATATAAATTAAATTTTTGCAAGTTGTTATGATTTATCAACTTTATCTGCAAGTCCTCTAAGAAAGTGTCCTGCTCTAGAACCAAACGATCGAGCAGGGTTAGACCCTCTATTTGCTGGGGAACCTGAAGTCTTTGAAGATGGTGTAGACCAAGGGTCAGCTTTTGATGCGAATGGGTCAGCTTTTCCTGCTGAACTCCAATCGTACTCAGGTTCTTTTCTAGCAGGAGGGGTCGCGCCTTTAGGTGCTTCTGCTTCTTTTCTAGCAGGTGGTGTTGCACCTTTGGTAGTTGGATCAGCACTTGTACCCATATGGTCTAAAGTGACTCCTGGGAGATTCCATGTAGGTTTAGGACTTCCAGATTTACGTGCTGCGGTTAAAGCATTAAAATAATCGTTACGTGCTTTTTGTACTTGGGTGTCGGTAGTACCTGACGCAAGAGCTTCATGATGTGCATTAAATTCATCGCGATCCATTGGAAGAGCAGATACAGTTTTACCACCAACGGTCATTGAATACCCATGTGGGAAGTCAGAACTTCTTGGGGTTCCACGCATATCAGAAAACTGTTTCATATAAACGCCATGGTCTGGTTTACCATCTCCACGACCTGCAGTAGGTCCACGGAAATGCGGATCTCCAGAGCCTTCTCCTAGTCTTTCAGACGAAGAGCCTGAGCCCCGTGTTTTAAAAGAACCGTCTTCATTTAAGTGTTCTGGTCTTGCCATTATGTTTTCTCCTAGAGTTAAGTAGTAAATTAAATGTTATTCTGTGTTTAAGCTTTGGTCTGCGTGTAAACGTGGACTTTACCGCCAGAGTTAACGTCGTGTCTAATAGCAATAGACACGGCTTTACTCAGGTGTTTAGTAGCAGCACTAAGCGTTGATGACGAATGCGCATTTAAAGCCTCTAAGGCCCCTAGAGCAAGTTCTCCACCCGTTCCTGTGACAAAGATGCCACGTTCTTCTCGTTCCCACGAGTAATCTTCAAATAGATGGTAAAGCTGGCCTTTGATTGCAAGGATGAATTCAGAGTCATGGCATGCCACATCTCCGTCATCTTTCATTTCATAACCAGCTTCTATAAAAGCTACTCGGATTGAGGGAATGAGAACAGTTGTTACCCAAACGTCTAGATTTACGTTTGCGGTAGGTTTAGGAGCTTTCCACCCATAGTGGAGGATATTAGACCCTCGTGAGGATCCAGCGCCTGCAATTAAAATTCCGTTGTTGTCTACAACTTTTCGAGAAACAGTTTCAAGATACCTACCGGTTTCTAGTGTGGCTTTAGAGTCACACCCAATAGCGACCCAACCATCACCTTGAATAGCTGCGATAGTTGTCATTTAAGTTTGTCCCTCTCAGCAATCATATAATTGGCAACGTCTTCATCTGACTCTTGGCGAACAGGTTGGTTTAAAGTTGAAGGTGCATGCTGCGGGTATTTAATATCTTTTGAGTTGGGGTCATCAGTCCAGTTAGCTTTTTGTTCGGCTAAAAATTTATCTCCGCCACGAGTAGCTCGATAAGCGTTAAAAAAGTGGCTAGTTCTTTTAGAATTGGGGTTTTTAGGGGCCCCATAAATAGCTTCCTCTATAGCTTGTTTGTAATAAGCTGTCCCTAAAGGACCAATACGATTAACTTTTCCCTCCGTAAAAGTACTTTGCCTATGCAACTCTTCATAGTTATCAGCGTCTGCTTCAAGTACGCCAGTAGATATATCTTTTCTTTTTCTTTCTTCTTTTAAAGGTACATGAGATATATCCCTAGGCAAATGAGCAAGTAGTTGTCTACCCGTTCCTCTTTGCCTGTGGTGACCAATTTCATGTACAAGTATTGTTCCCATATGGTCTGAGGCAATTCCACGTGATGGGTCTAGGTTATTTCTTCCAACGACCTCTCTTATGTGGATAGACTTATCATGGGGGTCGTAATGCCCCTGAGCAGTTGGGACATTTTTATGTGGACTACCAACATTAACGCTACCAATACCCTGAAGGTGACCTGCTGGAACAGTGGAGATAGCTATCTGATGGTGTACAGCACTCTTCTGGCGCGTTTCATCATCTGAGTCTCCACCTCGGGAGTATACATTTATTTTGCCATCTAATGCTTTAGCGGCATCTTTTACTCTGGCATCATATATTTTACGATCGTAATACATGGCAGGGGTTACCGGTAGCCTTGGGTATCTTCAATATGTTTGGTGCGGGCTAAACGTGCCATATGGTCAGCACTTACTGCTCCACCACCCATGAGCTCGTACTCTTCTACGCTAGGCTCTTCGTAGACTGCCCGATCGGCTCCAGCCTCGCCCGAACGATCTTGGCGTTCCATGAGGGCATCTGCTGATAGTGGAGCTCTACCGCTGACAAAGTGTTCGTGTAAGACCTTAGTGTCTTCATTATAGGCATCTCGAGCCCCTTCGCTGCGACGCAAGAGTTCCATCTCGTCGTTGAGGTTGCCTTTACGAAATATAACCTGTTCTGCAGCTTTTCCGAGCTGACCTGACCCTGGATGCATGAGCAGTCCTACTTTCTGTATGAATGAATGAAATGTTACAGCAGTCCTAGCCACTGTGTACCTATATAGCTGTCTCAGACTTCCCAGAGTTGCTTGTCGTCCCACATGTCTTTGTCTGTAGTCGTGAACTTCACTGGAACACCGGCAGCCATTGCAGCAGCTACCCTGTGATGGCCATCCTGCACTTTATTCTCAGGAGTCTTGACATTCACAGGACTGTTCATACCGTTGACCTTCATATCCTCGACCATTGCGTGATAGGCCTTGTTGCCGTCCTCATCACGATCGAACTCAGGATGTTCCGTAACTTTATCCCACGACTCTGAATACTCACTAGGTGCGTACATAGCTGTGAACTCATGAGCTGGCATTGACCCGATCTGGTCTTTGTGCTGTTCCATGCTCAAATTACGATTGAACGTCTCTTTTGCCGCCATTAAAAGCAGTCCTTTCGAGGTGTGTAGCTCAAAGGATACCCCGCTTTTCGGCCACTGTACCCGTAACTTCGCAGCTCACTAGTGTGTGTCACCTGGCCAAAGGGCTGGAATCGTGCTCGTAATGGTGGGGGGGTATAAAGATAGTGCTGGCGTGCGCAACCCGCTTGCAGACATAGGGCGGAGCCATACACTTTTTTAGTGTTGGCTCGCGCTCTTTTTTCGTGCCTATCGCCATACTCTCCAGTAAGGATACCCCTGTCTCAGTTCGACTCTGAGGCGGGGGTCGACTCATACCCAAAGTGTATGGGCACTCCCTATTTAGGAGTAAGTATGTCCGCATTACAACGCCTTCTCGACTTAGTCGCAGGCTTCGGCAAGGGTGGCGACATTGCAGTCGTCACTACCATTCGCGATGAGCAACTCTTTGCTGAGTTCTCTAATGTCCGCGCAATGCTAGATACCCTTGCGGTACAGATGAGAGTCTCCAAGACTGGCAAGGTATTCCAATCAGCCAAGGTCATCCTTGTTGCTGCCTGGACTTCTTCCCGTCACGGACTCGACCCTGAGTTCGCTCTCTCATCTATTCGTACCCTTGGTACCAGCGCAGTTCTAGAGTTCGAAGGTGATGTCTCTGGCATCTCTTCGGCTCTCGAGGCTCACGCTGTCACCAAGCAGGAAGAGGCTCTTGTTCGTGCGCAAGCCGGCAAGAGTCTCCCTTCCCTAGCCAAGAAAGGTGCAACATTAGTAGCAACTTACGAGTTGCAACTGGCGCAGGGTGCTCCAGTCGCTGATGTAGCCGCATCTATCAAGGCTACTATGGAGGAACTTGAGAAAGTTCTAGCCAAGACACTTATCCGGTCTTAGCAAGCGTGGCGATAGGTACGAATGAAGAGCGCAAACGTCCTTACTTTGGCCACTGCTGCTGCACATTTGTGAGTGTATGGCTGTATAGCCAGGTCTACGACTACCCCCTGGGTGTTGTTATCAGGTATCTATACAGCCAACGCTGCTGCACTGAGATGGTTCTATCCTCTACATAGGTACTCTCTATCTCTTCGCAACAAACATCCGCTTACAGGCTTCCCGCCAAAAAACTAGCAATACACCGACAGGAGGTGCATAGCAGGTTCCTCTTCTAGAGGTGCTATGGGGTAATAGAGTCCCTTCCTCTATTATCCCTTAGGACCACTAGAGGAAGGAAGGTTCAGTATTGGCTCGTACTGATGTACACACTCCGGTTAAATACCTACCGGAGTTTGCCAATGTGTTTGACGTCTGGTACTTAGCGTCAAAACACTTTGCGCGCCGTGATGGAGACGTAAATGACTCCGATCGACGCGAATTGCTCACACGTGCCCAAAGTAAGCGTGTTGCGATGAGAGAGATTATCTCTCAACTGGAAGGTTAAGTCCTTCCCGCCGTTGCTTGGCAGCGCATACGTTCCCCCGACGTATGTTGAGGTTCGATTCCTCAAACGGCACGTGTCTCTTGAAAGGAGAACTGTTATGCCTTGTCAGTGCATAGCTAAGCATTACCTATCCGCTTGCGGCCTTGCCTGCCGTGTAGCCGACGAGCATGTCTGCTCACCTTGTGAGTGCGACTGCCATTACCCACAGGAGGGGTAATGGTTTGGTACACATACGCAGAGCCTCCTTACTCCCCCGATGGGGAGCATTGCAAACGGTGTAACTTCTACACCGAGAAACCTTGGAAGTGGCACACAAAGTGTGCTGCTTGTGATGCAAAGGCTTAGTCCTTTTCGCAACAAACATTCCCGCCCAACTAGTAAGGAGCACTAAATGGCACACAATAAGGCTTGGCGCAAAAGCGCACTTGCAGAAATTTGCATACTTGCCGAACACTCAATGGTCTGGTGCGAAGCGACCAAGTCTATGACTCCAGAACTTTGCCCAGCCTGCGATCGTTTGGTTAGAATCGTGGCTGGCTGATGGATCGTCAGGTTTACCTTGAATGCTCTGATTGCTCAGTTAGCAGCACAGAGCCAGAAGCTAGTGCTTTTATCAAAAAGCACTTGGCTTCTTGCAAAGACGTTGAATTCCTAGTCAAATGGAGGACAGTATGAAATTTCTGTACAGCACGCACCACACAGGTCCCGTATGGGACAAGAACATCGACGAGTGCGACAAGTTCGTGTGTGTAATCGAGGAGATCAACCTAGAGACACACATGTCCAAGTCAACAGATGTGTGGGTATGCCCTGATCAACGCACTGTAATCTTTAGGCACAGTGATAAGCCTGACGATTACACATCAGGACTCAATATGACTGTGCTTAACACAGTTGATAAGTCAATACGTAACAAGGTATTCGCCGAAATACTAGATACCTTGTTGCCTGCCCCCAAAGTTACCTATGGCTACTACGGCTGTGAGGTACATATGAAACCAGAGGGACGCTGTCCCACTGACGAGCAACAATGCTCGTTCAGCTGGTATGACTAGGAGGAAATATGCCAGACGAAGAAACCGCGTTCATCTGTGACCAATGTGAGGGTAACTTTGAGATTGTCTGCAAAGATACCTCATACATCGCAATGGCAGCAGACGCATTCAGTTATCACATGTCAATTGAACATGGAATAGAACTTACTGACAAGTGTGAGTAAGTAACACAATCTCCCTACACATCGTGGTAATCCGACTAGCGTGTGCTCGTGTACCTGGGTGGGCGCACACCACACGCACTACGAACGCTTCGCGTAGAAAACTATCGGCGATGTGTAGGGTC